TTCATAAAGAAGAATTTTTGAAGATTGAAGAAGGTGTTTTTGATGATTGAATTTTTATGTTAAATTAAAACTTAGTATATGATATGAATATCTTTATCAAAACAAGGATATTCATTTGCCCTCTTACGAATCAGGCCAATATAGTCTTGGCTTTATAGATCCCTCAGATGTCCAGGCTAAAGACCTCAAGCAAATGATGGATCATTTCTATGAATCTAATTATACGACTAATTCTACCTATTGGCTTCAAGGTGCTATTGACAAGCGATTTAAAGTTGGGGATCAGCAGCTTTATAGCCAATTTTATGGCTCTAATTCACAAAATGTCCAAAAGTTCTTCTTCAACCTGATCCGTCGCCATATCAATATGATTTGTGGATTTCAAAGAAAGAATAGAAAGACAACTATTACAATGCCTCAGAATGATAATGATGACCCATTAGCTGATGATTACAATAAGGTGATGAGGTGGTGTGATGATAGGGATGGCTTTCAAGAGTATCTTTCTCAAAGCTTTGAAGGTGCTTGTGACACAGGAGAAACACTATTACATTTATATCCTGATTATACCTTTGATCCTATATCTGGGGATCTATTCACTGATGCAGTGGCATATAACAATTATTTGATCGATAGCTATACACGCAAGCAAGACCTATCAGATTGCAATGGTATTTGGAGAAGACGCTGGACTAGCAAACAGATGGCTAAAGTGCTAATTCCTGGCTTTGCGAAAGAAATAGATAAAATGAAGCCTGGAGGCATGAAAGATGGACGATTTCCATTGCAAGCAGAGCTTCAAAACGTGGCTATTAATAATCTGTTTACCTATGATGAATTTTATTATAGAACTACCAGGCCAGGACAAATCATCTTAGACCCAAAGACTGGCGAAGCCTCAGAATGGGAAGATGATGAGTCCGAAGATGCCGACATGATGAAGCAGGTTTTAAGGCAACAACCTTGGCTTAAGGTTAGGAAGGTAGAAATACCTACTGTTAAGCTTGTCATCAAGCTATCCGATAAGATTGTCTATCATGGCAAGAATCTATTAGGCATAGATCAATATCCATTCATTCCAACCCAATGTTATATAGAACAAGATATCCAGGCATATGCTTGGCGCAAGCAAGGTATCATTAGAAACCTAAGAGATAGCCAGTTCCTTTATAACATGCGCAAGGTAATTGAGCTTCAATTGCTTCAATCCTCTCTTAATGCTGGCTGGATATATCCTGTCGATGTGGTCCCAGATGCTAAATGCTTCAGGCAAACAAGTGGTGGAGATGGTTTCTTAATACCTCTTAAGGCTGGTCACATGCCTAATGAAATAATGAGAATTGAGCCTGTATCTATTCCACAATCTCTGATAGAATTATCTAATAGTTTAGCAGAAGACATAACAAAGATAAGTGGGGTTAATGAAGAGTTACTTGGGTCCGCTACTGATGACAAATCAGGAATCCTCTCTATGTTACGTCAAGGAGCTGGGCTTACTACTCTTCAGACGATATTCGACAAATTGGATTACACTCAGAGATTATACGGAAAGATTAGGCTTTCGGCTATTCGTAAAAACTTTAGTAAAGGTAAGATCCGTAACATCCTCGGACATGATGCTGATCCAAGGTTCTGGACAAGTCACAGCCAGAAGTATGCTATTGCTGTCGAAGAGGGCAATTATAGTACTACCCAAAGGCAAATGGAATTGCAGCAGCTTTTGCATTTCAAAGAATTGGGAATGCAAATTGCCGATAAATCTATTATACGTGCTGCATTCATTACAAATAAGCGTCAAGTTATTGCAGATATGGAAGAACAGCAGAAGCAGCAATCAGATCAACAGCAGCAACAAGCCCAACAGCAAGCCCAAATAGATCAAGCTAAGATGGCTGAATCAATGGCTAAAGTTCAATTAAATCAAGCCAAAGTAATAGAGACACATGCTAATGTCCATAAGATTCAAGCTATGGCGGCACACGAGGAATATGAAGCCGACCTTAATTTAGTCAAATTAGCGATGGAATTAGAAGATGTGCAATTTAATCAAATAAGGGAAGCTTTTGAATTGGCACAAGCTATGAAGACAGCTAATCAACAAGAACAACAGCCAGAAATGGCAGGATAATTAATTATATTAATTATATAAACTATATGATATAATATACAATTAACAAACAAGAGGACTTATCTATTATGGCTGCCACATCAAAACCTATGAGAAAACTGAAAAAAAAAGATCCTGAAGCTTTTGAGAAAAAAAAGATGAAAAATTATGACACTTCATTTAAACGACCTAGCAGAGCTAGTCCATCAAATAAAGAAAAAAGACTGAAGAAAGAAAGGAAGATTTTTCAATCTACAAAACAAAAAATTTATGATGCCACTGGAAGCTATGACATTTCTAAAGAAGATTACTCTAAAGCAGGAATAAAAAAACGTAAACTTATCGAAAAAATGACTAAAAAAGTTTAACTTAATTTTAAAGGTCTTCATATAATGTTAAAGAAAAATAAATCAGCCCATTGAGGCTAAGGAGTAATTTTATGGAACACCATAAAGGACATAAGAAACATAAGCACCACCCACATGACAAAGTTTCTGCAATGCCTCAATTTAATGAGGGACATTGGGAAAAGAAGTATGATGATACGATGGTTGCCGATGGTAAATATTCAAGCGGTGAGATGAATCAGTGCGAAGAATATAAGAAAGATGTAGATGGGCTTGCAAATTATTGCAAAAAGCATAAAGCTAAGCATTAAATTATTATCTTAGGTGGATTACGGCCAGCAGAAAGCGGAACGTACCCAGTCGATTAGCGCAATGCGATACGTTTGATTCGTATCAAAGCCTAAGATAATTTATACCTGATTTTGAGTATAATTAGATATAAGTTACATCCTGCTACATAAAAACTCTATTGAGGATTGTGGAGTATAAATACAAATCTTAAAACGATGACACGTAAAGTACAAATGGCAGCTGTCGGCAGCTAGATGCAGTGTTTGTAGAGGGGGTAATTGCCCAAAGAAACCTAGGGAGCACGGCTTTCCTTAGACAAAAACCGTGAACGTTAAATTAAAGAGGCAATAATGGCTAAGAAAATACATCATGCACCCGATTATCTAAAGGATAAAACAGCCGATGTTATACCGCATGGAAGTGGTAGAGCTGTTCCTAATGAGCAATGGCAAGTAAATAGGGATTTAACACCAAAAGGCTCAAGTAATGGCTATGGTGCATTTAATCCAAGACCTGGAAAGGATAGACCTACAGTATATCCCAAAACAAATGAGTGTGATCATTGATGTCATTTGAGAAGATATATATTGATGGCTCACCAATAGAAGAGAAAGTTTGTATTGAGAAGATGGTTTGCATTGAGAGAGGTAATGTCCCAATCATAGATCCAATGCCGAAGGTAATAGAAACACACATAGTGGAGAAACCAATTGAGAAGAATAAGAGCAAAAGCCCTAAGAAAAAAGCTAAGAAGCTTCATAGCAAACCCAACAAAGCAGCAGTGGCGAGCATACAAAAGAAATTATAATAGGGGATTGGTTTAATGCGGAAAAGTGCTGGTGAATTAGCAAACAAAGCCCTATCCGACAATACCAAATATGATGCTTTAGAAGTTGGCCATGCTTTGGCTGATGATCTTGAAAAGCATTTATATGAAGCAGCCAATCTTCACAAAGATATCATCATGGAAGATGAATATTGTATTGTAATGATTATAGCTAAAGATCCCCTTATTAAGAACCTAATGCGTCGCAAGTTTTATTGCTGGCCCTATTTGCCTAAGCCTAGACCAAATCAATCAGTTTTTTTATACAATAAACCATTAGGACGCATCGTAAAACGCCTATGGGTATTACCCAGTGACGCAGTAATGGCCGAGTTAGCAGGAACAAATATAATAGTAAACAAGCGATATGCAACAATGCAAGCATGGTCAGTAGCATTCTTTAAACAAACCTTCTGGGAATATATTAGACACGAACATAATATTACTATGCTATCAGAGCATGAATACTTCTTAAAGCATAGAGAAGAACTTATCAAGGCAGGTTGCAAGGAGCCTGATTCTAGCTACTCCGAGGCCTTTGACTTTAGTAAAATCGCAATCGAAAAGATCATAGACTCTAAGCAAGCCGTGGGTGAGTAATGCAGCTTGTATTTGAGGGGGAAGGCATAATATTTCTATTGGAGCATCAGCAGCCATAAATGAGATTGTGTTTCTATATTCCGCAAATTTCTTTAGCACTTCCTCTTTTATCTTTGCCATTTTCATATCATGTTCAAATTTTATTTCATCAACATTATTCATAAGGAGTCCTTATTATGACAATTCCCCAAGAAAATAAGGCAGAAACGCCCGCAAGTCAAGAGAAAGCTGAAAGTGTAACTCACTTAGCAACTGATAATAATCAGTCTGAAATAGCCAAAGAAGTAGAAAATACTGATCCTAATTGGAAGGCATTTAGGGAAGCTAGAAAGAAAGATAGGGCATTAACCGAAGCAGCAGAGAAAAGAGCTGCCGAGAAAGAAGCCGAAGCAGCAGCATTAAAAGCAGCTATGGAAGCCGCATTTGCAAGAGATGATAAACCATCAAGGGCAGCTCAAGCACAATACTATTCCATGAATCAAGAATATGGACATCCTGAAGAGTCTGAAGATGAAAGAATAGAGAAGAAAGTACAAGCAGCTATTGCACAAAGGGAAGCTCAAAGAGATAAGGAAAGGGCGCAAAGAGAGCATCAGGAATATCCTAATAGATTAACACAAGCTTATCCAGACTTTAACCAGACTATCTGTGAAGAAAACCTTGATTATCTAGACTTTCATTATCCAGAAGTTGCAAGGCCATTAAAACGTTTAGGTGATAACTTTGACAAGTGGGAAGATATCTATAAAGCTATCAAGAAGTTTGTCCCTAACTCTGTGAACTCAAAGAAAGAAGCTGCAAGAGCAGATGCCAATTTCAACAAGCCTAAGTCGATGTCTAGCCCCACAATCACACAATCAGGCGAAACACAAGGAAGTGCTAGGATATCAGCAGAGAAAAGGGCAGAGAATTGGAAGCGTATGCAAAAAACTTTGAAGGGTGTGAGTTAGAAATTTATTGAATAAAATAACTTCTACATATATCTTAATAAATGACTGATTAAAATAAAGAATTCGTCATTCTAAAAGACTGAAAAGTACCTCGTCAGTACAGCGGAAATTAGTTCACTCGCACTGAACATGATTATCAACTGTAAAAAACGAGGTTTTTTTATGACTTTTCCTACTGGTATTACCAGTATTCAGAATATGGCTCCCGAATTGCCCGTACAGGCTTCGGAAGATTTACTTTCCACACCAATGTTTAACCTGATCCACTCCTTCGGCGTTGATTTGCATCATGCTGAAAGCTATATCGGTAAAACAACACGTATGTCACGCTTTGAGCGTTTATCCACTGAAGGTGGTCAACTTGATGGTTCAGGTATTGACCCAGCATCCGAAGTGCCAGTACGTACAGATATTGACGCTACAATGGAGATCTATGCTAAGTCTATCGTAACCAATGAGCAGGTCGTTCTTTGGGAAAATAGCAAA